GAAAGTGGGAAACTATAACTTATAATACTGTAGCCAATTGCCAGAGAACATCAATCGTTATACCTAGTCCTCCAGAAATTATTACATATGAAGATATTAATGGGTTTAGTAATGATGATATTACATCTGCTCAATTCAAAGCATCATGCGTAGCTAATAGAAAAACGTATATAGGGAATATTAAACAAGATGGGATTGTTCATGGGGATATGATGATTAAATCCCCAGTGAATGGATTTGATTTATTCCCAAAATCGAGAAGTCTTGAAGTTACTGTTGCTGATGGTGATGAGATAATTCAATTAGAAGAGTATGCAGATAGAATCCTTCAATTTAAAAAAGGGAAAATGCATTTAATTAATGTATCTCAAGAAATTGAATTTTTAGAAGATACCTTTGTTCACAAGGGTGTTAGTAATCCCAATGCTACTTGTAAAACAGATTTTGGTGTTGCTTGGGTAAATAAACATGGTTGTTATTTGTATGACGGGAAGCAAGTTACAAATTTATTAGAGAAAAAGAATGTAAAAATAATTGATGAAGACGACTGGATTGCTCACGTTGGAGAAAGGTCAATCATAGAATATCTACCAAAGAAAAGACAATTAATGGTTATAAAGGATTATGGCTCTGCCTCTACGGGTAAGAATATATATCTATTTGATATGGTTACTCAATCATGGGTTACAAGTGATGATGCTGTAATATCAACAAATGTAGACATGACAAATACAGTTATAGATAAAAATGGCGATTTAATGTGGGCTTACAGGAATGGGTCTGATGATGCTACGTTTTTAAAGTGGAGTACTGCCCCAGTAGCGCAGTCTAATTTCGCATTAAGAACAAAGGCTTTTGCATTTGGTAATCCAGCTCAAAGAAAAAAGATATATAAAGTATATATTACTCATAAAAATGCTGGTGCTTCTCAATTAGGTCTATATGGGGAGTTCCATTCTCAAAAAGCAATAGCTGGACAGGGAGTTGGTGAACTATCTAATGATTTTTTCTTTGGGTACTTGACCCCAGATGCAAATGCTAATAATTTTATACAACAAGAATTTAGTGTACCATCTACTAATTTAAATAATCAATCTATTGATTTCAATTCGGTTTATACTCTAAGATTGTATATTCTTTCTAATAAAGTATGGAATCCTAATACAAACCCAGGGGGAAATTTAGTTGGAACCGCTCCAGCAGGCTTTGAAATTAATGACATAACAGTTGTTTACAGATTGAAGTCTGTGAAGTAAATTTAAGTATATGAATCCGCTACGATATTCAAGAATTTCTATTCATAATAAGCAAGATACCCTTCACTTGAAAAAGGGCAAACCTAAATTAAGAGAACTCTCAGAAGGTGTACCCGTGTTAAGAACAACAGCTGATGGCGTAGAGCAATATGTTAGAGTTAATAATGTTTTATATAAATCAACATTTGAAAAGGCGTAGGTATGGGTAAATTAGTATCAGCAGCAATAGGGCTAGGTAGAAGCAACAGAGAAATCTCTAAAATGAAGACTGCTAGTAAGTATAGGAAAGCTATTACGCAGGATATATCTAGTACTCTTGGTCAACTTGCTAACATAGCTGATGATAAAGCTGTTGAAACTGAAAACTTTCAAGCTGGTGAGAAGTTATTACAAGAAAGTGATAGTTTCCAAAAGATAGAAGATGTAACTGAATTCTCATGGAAGAATCCTAAGTCATGGGGCAAACAAGAAGGCTATCAGTATAATGACAGACAATATGATAGAGAGCAGGTAATGACTCTTGGTGAATCATTTAAATCGTATGGTGGTGGTTTTGATGAAAGTCAAAAAGCTAATTTAATGTCAAATTGGGAAAGTATGAATAAGGACAAAACTACTTTTGTTGGGGAAAGTAAGGTTGGTGATTCAACAGAGTCTGCTTATCAAAAAAGCCTTAAAAGAAGTAATGAACTTGGGGATAAAAACAGGTTATTAGCTGATGGAGAAGGGGGTATTGCTAATAAAAGCATTGCACAGGAACCAAAAATTAAAGAAACCCTTAAATTAACAGAATCAGAGGTTATTCAGAAGGAAATTAATGCTGAAGCATTACAAGACGCAGAGAAAAGAAGGAATGAAGAATACCAAAAAATAATTAATGCTTCTAAAAACCCCGATTACTCTGGGCAAACAGATGAGCAGATTGAAGAAAGTTATATACAAAAACAATTAAGCAATTCTGAGGCAGCCGAGCATATGAAAAAAACATCCTTAGCTATAAATGAAAGTAATAGGACTGTTACTCAGGACAAATGGAGAAATCAACAACATATTGAGACTCCTATTTTAAATAATATTGATACAGTTGTAAATAACGAGATAAGAGCTGAAGACCAAGCTTATATGGATTTGCAGTTAGATGATGATGATGGCTTGTTAACAGCTGGCTCTATGACATACTGATGAATAAAATACAAGCAAAAAAGCAATTTGATGAAGTAACTAAGAAATTAGATGTTGAGCATACATTTTCTTTTAATGAGGCTTGGGATTTCCTAGAGTATAAAAGAGCATTAGATAAGGTTAAACAACCAGATTTCAAATTTGTTCCAGAATATACTAAAGAAGAGTTTAGAAGTCAAATCGTTAAAACTGAAGATAAATTAAAGTCTCACCCACTAACAAGAACAAAAGAAGAGTCTAGTCAATATAATCCATTAAGACATTTCTTTGCTGATGGCTGTTATATAAGAGAAATCTTTAATCCAGCTGGTGAAGTAATTATTACTAAAATACATAAAGTGTCTCATCCTTTTTTCTTAATGAAAGGTATGATGTCAATATTAACAGAAGATGGAGAGCAGCAAATATCAGCCCCATTTTATAGTATCACTAAGGCAGGAACTAAACGCTTGATATACGCACATACAGATTGTGTTTTTGTTACTGTTCATGCAACGGATAAGACAGATATTAAAGAGATAGAGAAAGACATAGCGGCAGAAACATATGGAGAATTAATATGAGTATAATAGGGCTTACTTGGGCTGGAGTAGCAACTGCCGCTGCTGTCGGAAGTGCTGCTGTTAGTATTTGGGGGAAGTATATGGGAGGAAAAGATGCTCAAGCTAACGCTGGTAAGATAGAAGAAGCTAAGACAGCTGCTGGGGATTATAAAGATGCTAAGGTTGGTAGTGCGCAGACTACTTATGGCATAACTACAGATACATTAAATGTAGCAGCGGATACAAGCATAGATAAGGGGAATCGAACTGCTAGTTCTAATTTAACTGATTTAGTAAGTAGCGTCAATAAAGTAACTGGCAAAAGCAATATGGCTACTAATACAACAATAGATAAAATTCAAGCAGATAAAGGTGGAGACATTTATTCCGCTTATAATGCCACAACAGATGCAGCTGTCCAATCTAGAGACTTAGGCTTTAGAACGGCTGACGTTACTAGGGAGACATCTATTGCTAGTGCTGAACTTGACTATGCAGATAGAATGGCTGCTCTTGAACAAGAACCAGATGAATTCTGGGAAGGATTTTATTCATAATGGCTACTCCAGTTTCAGATACACTAGGATTACTTAGAGAACTTAATAAGAATAGGGCTTCCAGAAGGAAAACTTCGTCTGACCAGTTGATGCAAATGACTAAAATGAGCAATGAGAAAGACATAAAGCTAATGTCTACAAAAATTGCTTTAGCAGACAGGAAGAGAACGGCAGCTCAAGCTAATTTTGATGCAAATAAAATTGAATTAGATAATTTTAATGAAAGCATATCGTTAGTTATGGGTGAAAAAGAGATGATTAGCAATCCACTTGAAATGACAACTGGCTCTGTAGATGCAGCAAAAGACATTAAAAGTGTTTTGGCCCTTATGACTGATGAGTCTCGTATTCTAGGAAAGAATATCTCTGGTCAAGATAATGCAATAATGTTGGCTAAACAAAAATACGGTCAATATGTTGGATTAAGTAAGTTCTTAAAAGGGGAAGGTGTTTCTGATTTTGATGAAAGTGGCTCAATAAACGCAGATGACGTTACTTTAGAGAACTATTTCAAAAGTAATAATATTAATATGTCTAATTTAGATGCTGGTACTATGAGAGTACTTGAATCCCTTGATAAAACTGGCTATAGAGACTTTGGCTCTTATCAAAAATTAGATACTGCTTATAAAAAAGAATTACAGGCAAGCAATGTTCACGCTAATAAAAAAGGTGACGAAAAAGTACAAGATTTTATAACAATGGCTAATGCTGGGAGTTATGGAGATTTTAAAAATTCTGAAGAATTATATAAAATCAATCTAGGTCAAGAGGATTCTGAATTATATGAAGAAAGATATAATCAACGAAAATTTGCTTTATCTGTTGGAACAAGACCTTCATTAGTAGAGGCTTCTGTCAAAAATATATTAAATCAAGAAGGCTCTTCCCTTAAGGGTACCGATGCTATACAGTTTTTAAATGAAACATATACAGAATTACAAGAAAAATTTGCATGGGACTCTTTTAAATATAATAAAGACTTGGAGGGGAGACGTAAAAAACTTTTAGATAAAAAGAATTTGTCAAATGAAGAAATAGAAGATTTGCAGTCAATAGAATTAAAACAATCAGTATTAGAAGACGCAAATGGACTTAGTCAGAAATATATTAAAATATTAAACGCAGCAAGTGACCCATCAAACCCTGTTCCTACAGAGTTTATTAATGAAATAGAAGAAATATATAGTGAATATTTAGAATCTGAAGGAACGACTAAAAAAGAGACTGGGGAGTTATTAAGAGACTTCTTTGGTTTTAATCCAGAATCTAGAGAAGATGTTGAATGGATTAAGGATGAAAATACCAAATCAATTAATGATTCCCTTGAAGCCATTGGTCTCGATAAAATGGATGAAGATGATGAAGAAGAAAGTGTCGGTGAAAATACTAAGAAAAATTTTGTAGATTCTAATATTCCTCAAAATAATGAAGAAGAAGGCGTTCAATTCTATGACAATCCCGTGCCTCATTTGTCTAATATGGTAACTGGTTATGAAGGAAGCGCACCAGTTTTAACTCAAGACATGTCAATGGATGCTGCTTATGCTGGGAGAATAGCTGGGCAAGGAATAGATGATGATGCAGAAATAGTTGAAGCTAAAGGATTTGAGATGGGGCAATTATTAAGCACATCTACCCCTGAAGAATATATCGCAAATAATCCAGACGTTTCTCCTTCGATAAGGGCTATGCTTGAAAATACGTATCCTAAAGAAGAAGTTGTTGAAAGTCTTGATAAAATTGAAGAAGTAGTTAGCGATGAAGAGAAAGAATGGAACACTTATTTAGACAGTTCTAAGGGATTTATTGGATTAAATGACCTCATGTCCCCTGAAAGTGAATTAAATATGCATTCAGACTCTTTAGATACTATGCCTTTAGCGACTATTGCTCTTGGAGACAGACAATTTGAGGGGAGGGTCAATTGGGTAAGTGGTGATACTTGGAGCAAAGATGGAAGAGCCATAGGTACTATGGATTCTGGGTTAGAAGCTTTCCCTTCGTATAATGATAGTGGGAATATACTTAGTGAAGAAGTTCAGGATAAAGATTTTATAAGAAGAGCAATTAAGTTTGATGGATATAAATTAGAAGAAAAGCTTAATAGTGGAGAATTGTTAAATGAAAGTGGTGAATTTGATGCTTTAAAATTTATAAAACATTTAAATGAAGTTCATAGAGGCGATTCAATCCCCTTACTTGATATTTTTTATAATCCTATAAATTATGATGAAAATGGTATTTTTATAATGAATGATGAACATACAACTATATTAAACCATATATACGATGTTATGAATGAATATAAAGCTTTACAATCTCCAAATACTATTATGCAACATGGTATCAATAGAACATTAGATAAATTTTCTGGAGATGCTGATTCCGCAATAACAGCAGTCACAGATGGACACATAACCCAAGAAACATACGATAGGGCTTTCCCTAGCGATTAATTAATAAAGGAGCATATTATGCCAGAATACGATTTAAGTAGCCTTAATAAAAAACCACAACAAGAACCACAACAAGAACCAGATGGATTTGGGGATTTAGTTAGTGATGCCTATGGTGCAGTAGGAGAAGGTATTTCAGAAAATTCTTGGCTTGGTCCAGCAATAGGTCTTGGTGCTGTTGGAGGTGCTGTAAAAGCGGCTCCTGCTATCGCTGCTGGTGCTAGGGCTGCTGGGAAAGGGGGAATGGCTTATGGGGGGTTCAGACTAAAGGCTGGAGCTGCGGTAGCGGCTTTTGACTTGGGTCGTGATTTTGCTGAGTTCACTGGGCAGGAAACCGAATTTAGAAAAGATGTTTTTGGTGGGGCTGCGTCTGCTGGGGGTTATCTTGGTGTTGGGCTGGCTGGTAAAGTAGCATCGAAAGGATTGAACGTGTTAGCTGCTCCTTTATCTAAGAATTTTATGGCAAATTTGGCGGTTGGTAGTTGGAGTGGACAGGTTGCAGCGGCAATGAAGGTTGTCGAGGAAGGCGCTGAGGAAGGTGCTAGATTAAGTATTAAAAGAGATATAATGGGAACTAAGAATTACAAGGGAGGAAAAACGAGGGCAAAAGTAAACAGAGCTTGGGATTCTCCAAAGAGAATGGAAAAAGAAGTCAAAAAGAGAGTCGCAAAAGCTACTTCTAGTGTTGAAAAAGCCTTGGCTGAGAAAATAAAAAAACAAGTGCTTACAACCAGTGCTAAGAAAAAATCTTTTGACAAGGTTCTTACAAAACTTGCTACAAATCCAGGTAAAGTTACTCACTTGGCGAGATTATTAGGCAAACAATTCCCTAAACTTTCTATGAGTTTATCTGCGTCAGTTGGAGGCATTATGCTTCCAGAGGCAGCTTCTACTATAATTGGTGGTTTGGGATTAGCTTGGACTGTTTATGATATATATCAAATTATGGAAACGTATCCAGATATTGGAAGACAAATAAATGGAATTTTATTTGGTGAAGATGCGAGTACGGATGACATAGTTAATTCAATGGCTAAGGGCAGTTAAAAACTGTGGCTAAAACATTCTCTTCAGATTCGTCTGCTTCTATCCTAGACAAGCCTTTTGAGTTTTCTAGAACTGCGTCTCCAGAAAACTCATTAGAAGAGCAAGGCAATACTCTATGGGATAGCTTAGATGGGCCACTAGAATTTGCTGGTCAAGCGGCTTGGGGATTTACCGAGGCCGCCACTTTAGGTGCTGCTACAATAGTAGATTTCGCTAAAGAGGAAATGGCAAAGCAGGAAATAAAAGACGGAACTCTTGATTCTTCTCAGTTGGAAGGAAGCACTAGATATTTAGAAAAAAAGGTTACTAGTTTTGGAGGGAAGGTTGATGATTCTGCCGAAGCATTTGGTGACTTAAGCCTTTGGGGACAAAGTGGTTATACATTAGGTTCTATTCTTGGTACAATCCCTACATTTATGTTTGGAGGTGCTTTAACAAGTAAAGCAATTACTGGTGCGTCTAAGATTGGGGGAATTGGTCAAAAATTAGTCACTAATAAAGTCTCTAAAGAAATAAAAGAAGCTTATGGAAAGAAAATAGCGACTACTGCTAGTGATGATATTGGAAGAGTTGCATTTGGAGATGATGAATTTAAAACCCTTGCTGAGGTTGGCCTTAGAGAGGTTGGTAAAGATGCGAAAGCTGCTGAGTTTAAACAATTTGGAAACGAAGCTTTTGAATTTTCAGCGAAAGAGGAAATAGGTCGTGGCATAACAGCGATGGAGACTGGATTGCCAGAGCTTAAAATAGTGGATTTATCCGAAGAAGTTTTTAAAATTGTAACAAGAAATAACCCAGATGATGCTCAAAGAATATTGTTTGGATTGGGCTCTACAGCTTTCCCAAATATGCCTAAGACTGGTCTTGTGGCTGGGGCTATGGGATATGATGCTATACTTGGATTGACTATAGGGGCAATGAGAGGGGCTGCCACAGAGTCTATTAAGGCTAAAATGCAATATGATGTGCCAGACATGGTAGAAGAGACATATGCTGATAGAATAATAGCAGGGGCTTTACATGAAGCTGCTGTGTTATCTGTGATAGGGCCAGTTAAGTTTATTAGAGGTGGAAGTCAGGGCTCAATGCTTAAGAAGACCAAAGAAGCTATTTTTGGAGTTGTTAAGAATTTAAAACCTGCTAGAAATATGAGTGGGCCAGAATTAGAGACAGCTGTTGATATGATGAATCAAATAGCTGGGGCAGAAATAACTAAAAAGCTTGGCCCAAAGGTAATGAAAAAATTTGCTGGGCATACTACTGGTAAAAATTGGTGGGCAAATAAAAAAGAGGATAAACTTGGTAGAGATGAAATGAGGTATTGGATTAATACCGCTAGGAAAGATTTTGTTTTAAATGCCCCTGCTTTATGGCTCAAGGAATTTGGAGCAGAGATGGCTTATAGTCTTCCTAGGATGGCTATGGGTACTGTCGCTATGAATGCTTCGGGGATTTATGAAGTAGTTAGGCATCATGGCGTAGAGAACATAGCAGCAGCATTCGGAGAGTCTCCAGAAGAAAGGATTTCTAATATATTTACAGCTATGTATTTCACTAGGAAGCCTCATTCTTTTCATACTGGTGATAAAATGATGGGTTTTGAGACTGGTGATATAAAGCAAAATGCATCTTTAAAGGGGGATATGCTTAATAAGACCATAGGAAGTTTAAAGGCAATGTCTTCTATTGATATAGAATCATTAAATAATTATGTTGGAGGAGCGGCGAAGAATTATGTAAATGAGAACCTCTCTAACCACGTTATAGAGAATAGCATAGAATTAAATACATTAAGAGACCTATCTAAAAATCACGCAGCAGTTGTTAAGACAAGAAATGCTGGTGAGTCTGTCTCTGGTTTTAGCGATGCAGCTTCTAAGTATAATATTGAAAACTTTAGAAATGAGCCAAATAAATTAGATGCATTTAGGAAAGATATTTTAAAAGCATCTGCTATAATGGAATATTATAAAGAGGCATCTTTTACAGGGGATTCCTTAAGAGACCAGACATTTACTCCAAAAGAAGCTGGAGACATTGTAAACGAAATTACAAAGTTGCAATTTGGTGGTAAACATATAGACCCTCATAATCCGTTTAAGTCTTTGAATGAGTGGCATGAAGAGAATATAATGAACTCTACTATAGACCCACTTAATAATATCCAACAGTTTGTAAAGACTTCTCTTACTGCTATCCTAGGTGGGGAGTCTACTGGTAGCGTTGTCGAGAGGAATGGTGTTTTAGAAATCCCTAGAATAGAAGGATTGTCTTTGCTTGTTGAAGGAAGGGGCGACGTATCTAAAGACGCTTTACATAGTTTAAACACTGCTATTCAAAGTTTAAAAACTCTTGGTAAAATAAGAGAGACAGGTGATTTAAAAGTTAATTTAGGAGCGACTACGCAAGAAGCTAGAGAGATTGTATTGACTAATTATAATCAAATTGTAAGCAGTCTTCATAAGTGGGTATATGGGCGAGATTTTGTAGTTGGAGAAGGCAATTCAAGAGTGGATAGGGATATAGTAACTAATTACGCTTGGTATGAACCATATCTTAGAATAAAAGAGAATAGTCAAATTAAAAATGCTGTTTCTGTTTTAAAAGGGACGAATGAAGGGACTTTAACAAAGAGTGAAAGAGAGCCTCTATTGGAGGAAATATCTACAGTAATAAGTAATAAATCTGAAATAAAACTTAAACCAGCGGCTGGGATGGAGACTACTAGTAAAGACTACGCAAAGGTTAATGATTTTATGCAGAATCTTCATAGATATTATTCAGACGTAAATAAGAAAGGGACAGATAATACTGAGATAGATTTTAATAACGCAGCAACACTAATGTCTAACGTTGAAAAGCACTTAGGGACTGTATTTACTAATTATAATTCAAAAGGTCGCTTATCTACTGGTCTTTTAGAGACAACATTAAAAGGTATTGATTTATCAAGGGTCAGTTCTCCTCATAATATGAAGGTTGCATTTAGAGACTTAACACAATCAGAGCCTTTCAAAGAGACTGGAAGAGTTATTCTACCTAGCATAAAAGACTTTAGAGATAAGGTAGACGCTGAAGGATTGTCTAAAGAATCAGCAGCAGAAACAAAAGAATTTTATTCTGATTTAGTTAATATAGTAGAACGGGTTAATCCTAACACTATAACAATATCAAAGGATGGAATATCTGAGAATGGAAAGAGTATATGGTATTCTGAAATTAAAAAAATACAAACTAATGCAAACCTCCATTACTTTAATTCCGCTAGAGATAAAGTTGCTAATGTTACTGGGGGTCTTGAGAATATTCAATCTAGAATAAAATTAATACAGCTTGAAAAGAATTATCTCTTGTCGGAGGAAGCGAATGTAAGGAATGATGCTAAGATTATTGCTGAAATAAAAGAGTCTATTAGTGTGTTTGGGGAGGGCGTCAGAGATATAGAGCAAATGATAATGGATATAAAAGCTGCTCATCAGGGAACTAATAGGTCTTTATTACACGCTGCTATAAAGCATGAGTCCAGTTTGGAGAATATTCTCAAGAGTGTTGAATCTATGGATTTAAGTAAGGAAGGAAGAATCCCTGAATTATTTAAAAATCTTGCCTTAGAGTTTGGGAAAATGCGACAAGATGCTATTAAAAATGGCTATAAAGAAAGACTTGTCACAGACATGATTAATGATGAAATAGATAGGATTAAAACTCCTAACAGAGATTATGAAAATGAAATCACAAGAGTCACTATATCTCAATTTGCATTAAAATATGGCATTAAACAGGATGACATTATTGATTTAACTGCTTTGGATTTTAATAGGAAACAGCAAGGTGAGGATGTAAGGAATAGATTCCGACAGATGCAGTCTAGTGTTAAAATGAGCGAAAAAGCTAAAGCTGAATTAGATACTTTAATTGGGAAAATTCAAAATGGCGATTTAGCTACAAAGGATTTTAGAAAAAGTATTGTTGAGCCTCTCTATAGGATTACTTTAGCAAGGGCAAAGGACTTAGAAAGGAATCAAAATAGAAAATTTGATAGAGAAGATATGCTTGCCGATTTAAACACTATTTTGACAGCAGCTACATCATCAAGGCCTGTAATGGAGTACCAATACAGTGCTGGAAGGCTAATTGCTAATACTAAGTTGGTTGGCAACACAAAAGACCAGGAAAGGGGCTTTTCTGGCGTTATGGACTATCTCTCTCCAGGAAGGGAAGACGTGGTTTTATTATCAAATACTAATTATTCTAAAGATGGTAATAAATTAGTAAATAATTTCCCAGATTATTTTAAACAAGAACTTAGACTAAATATTGATGGAAGAAACTCAATTGTCGTTGAAAGCAAGAACGCTTTAAGAGACGCTGTGTTTAATGCGGAAACGACAGGAGTTATTAGACCACCAGATGCTAGGTTTAAAATGGTTGAATTGGATGAGAGTACAGTTGTTCTTGCTAGGGTAGATGCCGCATCCCCTATTTATGGCCAAATAAAATATCAATTTAATGATAAAACGTCTCCATTGAGAAAGAAAATTGATGCTTTAGGGATAGAAGAGACTGGGTTATTAAAAGACTTTATGCAGACTATTGAATCATCTTCTAAAGTTATTAAGGATGCTGATGTTGAAAGTGCTATTTTAATAACAAGGGCAATTTTAGACGCTCCTCATGTTTTTCAAAAGAGTACTGCTGGGTTTTTGGGGGAAGCCTTAACAACATATGACCCAGCTGCTATGAACAAATTGTGGAAATATTTAAAAATAGCAGAGCCTAAAAATGGTTACATAGGGTCTGAGGAGAATTTGGCGAGAAGCAACGCTCAGTTAGAGTTCTTAAAAAGCGTTTCTGGCAGTGGTAGCCATTATGACTATCTATACGAAAGAGCTAAGGACTGGGTTGCACCAGACGCTAATGGTAAGTATAGAAAATTAAAAGTATTGTCAATATCTGATGAGACTGCATTTGGTGAAGGATTTAGAAATGTATTCAGCTCAAGAGGTAGAGCAGAGGCTATATTAAATAAGAAAGAGTCAACTGGTGAAATAAGTAAAGAGCAGCGTGATTATAATTTAGATTTAATAGATAAAATGAAAAAATCTGTTGCTGATGGTGAGTTTCTATTGTCTGAAAGCGCCTATATTTCTCAATTAGCTATGCAAGGGTCTGGTGGTAAGAAGTTTATTACTTTTGATAATAAAGGGAATGTTTCATCTATAAAAGCTGGAGGAATCAAGCCAAGCATAAGTTATAGCAAGGTGAATACGACTCCTGGGAAAAATTATGGGAGGACTAGAGTATTTTATGCAAAAACTGCATTTAAACATAGACCAGAATTTGAAACATTATTAAACACTCTTAAAGTTGATGCTATTACATTCAAGTCTGCTAATAAAATTAATCAATATAAAAAGAGTAAAGGCTCAGAGTGGTTGAATGATGACGTAGATGCTTTAAGGAGAGACGGGAGCCAGTCAGAGCAAACTACATACGCTAATGTTAAAAGACTTAAAAAAAGTTCTGATGAACTTAATCTAAATTTAGTTGATTGGATGTCCCAAGGTGGGAATTTAGTGTATCACAAGGGAGATATAAAAAATCATATAACAGAATTACCATTATCATCTATTAATTTATTTGCCGTTGGGATAAATCACAAACCAATGGTTGCTAGTAGTTTAGGTGTTCATATGCAACATGACAATGGTATATCTGAGTGGATTAATTTAAGGAATAGAATTTCTAGTACTGAGCAGGTGTTTCAGAGTAAACAAAATAACTCATTATACACAACCGCCTTAGCTGTTAAGATACTAAAGGGTTCTAATTCGACTGGTGACCCAGGATTTGCTAATAGTGGGTTAGACCAAGTTATAAAGCATGATGGCTTAATAACTGATGAGTGGATGCAAAGAGCTATCGATGAAAAAACAATATCTTTTATGTTAAATGGTGGTGCTATTGCTGGGGCTAAAGTTGAACACGGTTCTTATGATGTTATGTCTGCTGATTTCTCAGGGATGGGTGGCGGAAGTAGAGATAGGCTTGCTATACCTGTAAGAGATATTATAAAAGTTGGAGATGTATTAGAATCTTCTTTTGGAGGGGCTAGGAAAGTTGTTTCTCAATTTGGAGAGTTCTTACCTTCTTATGATTTTAGTCAACAAAAATTTAAAATGTTTGGCTCTGCTACACAAAAGAAGAAGGGAGTTAAAGACGGGGAGTCTCAAGGCGTAGGTGGTGCTATTATTATGAGAACTGATTATAAGATGATGAGTGAGGGGAATGGAGGAAAACGAAAGAATGTAGATGGCTTTATGATGCCAGATGCTACTAATAAAAACAATATTCTTATAGTTGAAGGTATGGGAATAGATAAGAATGGAAGATTTATAGACTTAAACTGGATAAATAATGAAAAGCATATAGAAGTAACGCAACAGAAGGATATGGATTTTAATAAAATAGCTTATGAAAAATTTGAAAAGATACATAATGAAATATTAGAATTAAATTCTAAAGATAATCGTGGAGACAATTTTCATCAAATGATGAAAAAGGTGCATGAGTATAATGTAGACAAGGGTACTGACGCTGCTATTGGTGCGTTAAATAGTAGACAGCCCAGAAATCAAGCTGGGGACATTGTAATAAATAGGCTTAAATCATATATCGATATGAATGGTGAAATCATAACTAGTCACGGTAAGAAAGAAGGGAGTTTAAGCAGTCAAAACTTTATAGATGCAATACACGCTCAAGATGCGGATTTCGACATGGATAAATCAATGGTATTTGGAGCGTCTCATAGGAAATTTTGGTCAGAGGCTGGTAGATTGGCTGGTTATGAATCAACTGCTGATGTTAATTTAATTGGGGATATGTTTACAAGCTATGCTACGGATGCTGCTAATGCTAGTATGATAAACTGGGGGCCAGATACTCACAAAAGTACTCTTAACAGTATAGATGCTGCTAGGGGAAGATTTGTTAAGATGCATCAAACAATGACTTACATGGCAAATATATTTAGAAGCTCATCTGATAAAAGTGGTAGTACGAAGATAATGAGTTTTTCAGTAGCAGAGGGTAGAAATCAAAAAGTTAAATACGATGTAAGAATAAACCCTTTTAATGCTAATTATATAAATACTACAGAAGCAATTGGGTCAGCTGTAAAGAGATTTATAGACATGTATAAAGAGCCCCCTACAAACTTTAATGAAAATATAAAGAATTTACAATACGATTTATACTTTGGGAACGGAAAAGACAGGAATGGATTATTCCAAGTCGGAAAAGTAAACGAAGGCGTATTCACAGAAGTCAAGGGATTTGATATAAAGTCATATGGCCTTAAAGAAACTATTTTAGAAAATTTCTTACAGCCAATTAATAAATATCTTACTTACAATAAAGGACTATCTGTTGATGAAGCATCAGTCCCAAGGACAGCCACACTAGACGACTATCATGGCGCATTTAGGAATATGCTATTCGCAACAAATACTAATTTTGTAAAGAGTAGGTATAATGACCCTAAATTACAAACTGAATTCTCTAATATTGATATAACTAATGGCTTACAAAAGATGAATGCTTATTTTGGCTCAGATAAAACTTCTGGTGTTTCAATGCATCCTTATGATGTGGCTATGCGAGGCATATATAAGATAAAGCAAGACTCATCATCTAGGAATGATTTACTTGCCGATAATCAAGCTATGATTAAGTATATTGAAGAAGGGAAAGGCTATGGGAATAAATCATTAGACCAAACGCTTGAACATATTAACAAGAAAGCCTTTATGGAAATAGTGAGTGACGATGCTAAAATAATACAGTATAAGAATCTTGCTTCTGTTATATCTAGCTTACAATGGAAGATGGATAATCTTACAGGAAGGGGAGACAATAAAGGGCTAATTAAGGAAAGCGCTCAGTATATGGCTCTTGAAGCGAAAAGGGATAGAGCAATCCAATTAAGGCAAGTGGCAGAAGCTGCGTTGGGTTATAAGATTAATCCTGATGAAAATTTTATGAAATTAAATACAAATAAAGAAAAATTCTTTAGAGAAAAAGAGTTTACAAATAATTATAAAAGACCAATAGTTATAAGAGATTCATCTACTGATAAAAACATTAAAGAAGTAATTGCTGTCGGTAGGAAGAATATGAAACCTATTGGCAAAAACGATACGATGCTACTAAACGGTAAAAGATATGAAGTAGTGAATGATGAGACTCATTTAGCCTTAGAAGTTTCTAATAGCTTATTTAATACGTCTGGAGGGTGGATACACAGAGACGTAGGTGGAAAAGAGACTTTCGTAAGCGCAATGGAAGCGAGAGAGTTAGGCGCAATGGTCAGGGATTTTAATACAAGCGTAAAAGATGCTTGGAATAATAGACTTGATGGCACAAAACAATCTATCGCAGAGTACTCAATGAAAAGATTAGATTTATTAAATACCTTATTTAGCTCAGAAAAAGTAGCTCAAAACCCAGCTTATCAAGAAGCATTAGTTGCTATAATGATGACACCTGGGGTAGACTCTAATGTTATTTCGATTGCTCCCTATAGTAGTAATATGGGAGGAGGAGCTAAACTAGGTGTAAAGTTTTATGAAAATAAAAATTCTAAATTAATGTTTTCATATTTATCTCAATTATCCAATGGTTCAATTAAAAGTGCCCCTATGACTAGTACGGCAGCTGATAAAATATTAAAAGATTTCATTACATTAAAAAAACTTGGAATGTACAGTAAGCAAAACGGAATTGATGTGCATATTGATTCAAGAAGAAGTCTTGCTCCAGAAGCGGATTTATTAAATGGGCATATTAAAAAAGATAATAGTATTGGTATTGACGTTTTTAAACAACTTAGACAGGGGAATGAAAATGCTAAAAAAGCTGCTTCAATTTTAATTGATTATTCCAATGGAGAAAGGTCTGTTGATAGTGCTACCATGTATAAGGCAAGTAAGGTTCTTGAAGCGGCTGGAATACCTAAGAATAGGCAATTTATAAATACTAAATATGACGAAAGTACTAATACGAATATAGGTGTAGTGAAAAGATATGAAGCAACTATTGATAGGAATAAAAAACAAAATCTTGGTGAAGACGGGAATATCAATCAAGGGGTTACCGATTATGTCAAAAAATCATTATCTTGCTTTAAGTAGAGGGTATTAATTATGATGAATAGCTTACTATGTCACAGTAGTCGTTTAAACAGAAGAAGACAAAAATCTGATAAGGCTAAAAATGATGAAAAAACAGCTAAGAAGGTTACTGCAAAGCTAGAAGACATAAGCTTTAAATTTGAGACTGGTCATTGGAAAAATATATCTGATGCTAAATACAATAATATTGATACTTTTAATTTCTTGTATCATAAAGCTACTGGTTGGAGTTACGACCCTGATACTTTTTTCCCAACTCCTATCGACTTAAGAAAATTTGAAATAACAATTAATAGATACAATGGTGCATTAGGAAAGCCTGGGGGATGGTTCTCTTCGTATTTTAAATTACCTAGAACAATGTTGTCTAAGCTTCCAGAACTTGAAAGATTCCAGCAAGAGATGTTAAAAGAAAGCAGCTTTTTTAGAGGGCAAACAAATGATGGTTCTAAAAATGTAAACTCGATTCTTAAGTCTTTTAAGATATTGGCACAATCGTTAGGCACAGATACTAAAAAAGTAGCTGACCTCTACAAGAGATTAGATACAGCTGGAGGGTTA